TACGTATAGCATTAGCGGCACTGTGTATACATAGCTGGGCTGGGACAGTATGTGCTTCATGGTATAGCTTAAATGTGTATACTTATGTACATAGCAAGGCCATTGCCATTTGATTGTTAGGCATGGTTTTATGCTGGCTTTGTCTGTAGAAGTGGCGGCTTGATTGTTTGCAGTCACTCTAATTGCCTGCAGCATGGAAAACCTGCATGAATTATCCAGCAGCTTGCATAAAGGGGGTGAACATAGGTAAGGACAGTAAGGATCTGCCAGGCTGCAGATGGTATAGCGGCCTTTAAAATAGTGGCCTGTGGCTTAGTTAGAAAGGACAGCGGCTGACTCAGGGGCATACCACTTCAGTATCCGGCTGTTTGGCGGAAGATAAAAAAATAAATTATTTGTACATTTGTACATTTGTACTTTTGTACTTTATGTGTATACTGTAAGCGAACTTACAAAAAATACGGTATTTAAGGGGGATTCATGGCGGCAAGAGTTTGGGCGTGGCTATCTGAAAAGGGCGGCGTGGGCAAAACCACGAATGTAATTAACATAGGATGCCAGCTGGCGAAGATGGGTAAGAAAGTGCTTCTGGTTGACGCTGACCCGCACAAGTCGATCACTTCATGGTCAACTGAAGCAGGCGAAACAGCGCCGGCTGTAGTGATGGTAGAGAAGAACCTGAAAAATGATGTGACCAAGTTGCGGCAGATGTTTGATTACATACTGATCGACTGTGAGGGAACGCTGAACGCTACGGCCATCGATGCAATGAAGATTGCCGATCTTGTGATTGTGCCTTATGCACCCAGCCCGTTAGACGTTTGGGGGAACCATAGTCTTACTGACCTGATAAAAGCACGTCAGGAAGTCACAGGCGGGCTGCCAAAGGCGGCAATGGTGGTTAACGTGGCTGACAAGCGCACAAAGCTATCACGCACGATACGCGACACCCTGGGGGAATATGATATGCCCGTGCTGAAGTCAGGTACCACACGGCTAACTGACTACATTGAAACGCTGATCGATGGCCGTAGCGTTGTTGAGCTGGGCGAGGATAACCAGGCGGCCGTTGAAGTGCGGAAACTGACTAGAGAACTGGTGGAGTTCGACCAATGAAAAAACCAACGATTAAGGCAGGCAAGCCTGGCGGCGATAACTCAAAAATGAATGAGTTGCTAAAGGCTCTGGGGGAAAACGACATATTAGCCGAAAAAGGCAAGCGCCTGCCGGTGGATATTCACCCGAAAATCATACGCAAGCTGGGTGAGCTGCAGCTGCGGATCACAACCCAAGACAACAAGAAAGTGACAAACAGAATGCTGGTTACTGAAGCTTTGCTTGACCTGTTTCTGAAGTATGAGCGGATCAGCAGTGGTGAGGAAGTCAGCGCAGAGTATCAGTTCAATGCTGGTGAAACATTCAGCGCTGAACTGTAGCAAGAGTGTTGGCCAAGTGGCGGCAACCACTTGGCCAGTACATAACTAAAACCGACTAAGGATATTAACTATGCCTATCGCATTATACACACATTTAAGAACTATGCCGATTTCTCAGCTTTTACAGCAGCCTGAAACAACTATCGCCGCTTTTGCTAGAGAACTGGATTACCGAACCGGCCGCTTTGTTATGGGCGTTTATAAAAAGCTTTTATCTAAATAAAGGGGGGTTATTGTGGATATTTCATTAGCTAGACAAGTGGAAATTGACTGGCCAGCAGCTGCTGAAGCCCAGTGCCTAAGTGATGCTGAAATAACAGCGATAGTAAAAGCTGCAAACCCGGCCGAAGATTTAGAAGTAAGGGCTGAACTGGCAGAGCAGCAACTGAAGGAAGCGCGGGAAACTATCGAGAAGATGCGGGCGGCTGTCTCTAACGCACTGAATCAACTGCGGGCGATTGGAGCTAACATTACGCCTGAGAATGAGCAGGAAGAAGAACAGCTGCATGACATTTGCGTGATACATGATGGCCTGAAAAAAGCCACCAGAGAAGCGCTGGGGCTCGACAGTGCCACTACATAACAGCCACGTTTTAAAGTGGTACCGCTGGCAGCACTTCATGGCCGTCAGTGAGCGCCGGCAGCTGGCGCAATTGGTTTGGGCAACCTGCCACAAGCAAGAAAGCCAGCCACATTAAAACCACCAAAGCCCCGCCAGCCCGGGGCTTTTTTATTGGCAATTCCCCTGGACAAAATAAAAGGCACAATGTGCCTAAATAATCCTTGCTAATTAGGCACAATGTGCCTACAATGTTTTTGTGGTCGGCGCTAGAAGCCCGCCACCCACGGAAGGGCAACGCAGCCGCCACGGGGATTCCATGATGGAATTAAAGCTCTTTAACATTGCGACAGTGAAAACAAACTTTCCAGATGCTGATTTCTGGCTGATACGGAAAGGGAGTGATTCAACGGTTGGCCAGCCAACTAAGACTTACCACCCAGAGCGGATAGGGATTAGAGTTGACCAGACGCAGATAGTTTTACCAGATTATCTGTTTTACGTACTTACGGCGCTTCATCAGGTCGGGTACTTCCGGCGAAGGGCCAAAGGCACGTTAAGCCTGCAGCACATCACTGTTAACGATGTTGAGCAAATCAAACTGGGGGTGCGGCGATAGCCGCCCCCTTTTTCAACAACAGGGGCAAAAGATGCAGATTGAAGTAGATGGCGATCAGGTGGTTTTACCTGGCTTAAATGACCAGGCAAAGTTTGTTGCATTACAGCGGGCAAAAGAGCTGGCGCAGGCCGTCGATGCCATCTGTCAGCAGCCGATGATCGATATACCGCTAACGCTGGACGGGAAGCCGATCAGCGAAGATGATTACCCGAAAACGCACCTGCTGGAACAGAAAAGGGGCTGGGAACCGCCGCACCAGGAACTGGTTAGAGCGTACTTTGAACAACTGAAGGCGTATGACAGCAAGTATTCTGAAAACGGCATCGCTGAACTGTTGGATTTATCAAGCGGGCGGGCTGTACGCAATTTTAAATCAGGGGAAAGGCCAGTGCCTTATGCTGTGTGGCGTAAGTTTCTGGTGGCCACGGGGCGGGCTCCAATCGATATGCCGAAGATGATAGGCTTTTTTAAATAAGGTGGCACAGATGGACAATCAAAAAATAACTGAAGCGCCTTGGCGAGTTCATACTTCATCACTTCTGAATCAAGTGTTAGATAATCCAGGCACGGAAATTTTAACCAGGCCGCTTCAAATTTTCGGGCGGCTACTTGCCCAGGTGGCTGACAGGGCCGCTGCTTTAAACGATCCGATACTGAACGATTTAATGTGCCGTCTAACCCTGTATTCAGCAGCGGATCCAGCGTCACCAGATTTCAACAAAAAATTGTTGATAGAAGTATCGGAAAAAGCGGAACAGTTCAGAGTTTCGGAAGGTAAACGATGAAAGAAATTTTTGAAATGTGGTTTATCGCTCAGTTTGGCGAAAATAAGCGCGGGCTGCTGCGGCCTGGCAGTGATGGCGGTTATCAGGATGAAGTTATCAATGGTATGTGGATCGGATTCAATATCGGGTTCAATGCCCGCGACCAATTACTGAAAAGCTTTGGAAAGGTATAAAGACAAGGGGCCAGCTGGCCCCTTTTATTTTGGAAGGTGCAGAGTTAGCCGGCTGGTACCGACCTGATCCGCGCTGATAGCGTGTACAGCTTCTTCAACAATCCAGTCACCGTTTGCACTGGCCTTGTGGCCAGTTATGGTGATCGGGCCTTCTGCCACGATATCAGCCGTTAACGGCCGCGTCAGGCTCAGCGTTTTCTGGCCCCGCTGCAGCGCCCTTAATTTAGCATCTGCCTTGGCGGCTGCTTTTTCCTGGTCAGGGTATCGGGTGCGGATCACGTAAACAGGTTCACCGCTGCCGGCGCTGACTTCCTGCCGTTCCTGCAGGGCTTCATCAAACCAGTACGCTTTTACCTGCTTGTAATTGCTGCGCTCGGTTATCGTCACCTTACCCTGGCTATTCTTCATATCTGAAATAGTAACCCGGGGGATTTCTTTGCCGCTGGCGGTTTTGGCTTCGTCCTTGGTCAGTACCAGCAGCTTATTGGCTACCGGCTTCACCATGCCGCCGTGATCTTTAACAAGCCTGGTCAGCAGGTTCATATCACTTTCAGCAACTTGATCGATATGCACAAACTGAACGCTGGCCAGCTTATCGCTAACAACCGGTTCAAAGCCGTGCGCTGACGCAATGCCAGCAACCAGGTCGCCCAGGCTGATATTGTCAAAGCTGGCATCTTTGGGCGCTTTGAATGTCTGCTTTACCTTAGCGGCCTTGCCGTGGATCCGCAGTGTGTCAACTTCAATGGGTTCTTCGAGTTCGTCAACTTCATAGGTACCTTTGAATACCAGCGCCCCCTCATACCCCATGTAAATATCAACAGTCGCCCCAGTTTCAGGAAACACCACCTTCTGATCCCGGTTATCCAGTTCCAGGTCAAAAGTATCTGAGCTATCGCCCTGGCTGTCCGTCACCTGAAGCAGCAGCAGGCGCGATTTAATCAGGCCGGTTATGTCCTTGCCGTTGGCCCGCACTTCATACGCAACGCGCTTTAATCCCACAGCGTTACCCCTTCATTTTTGACTTCAGGCAGATCGGGCAGCACGATATCAACGCCGGCCGGTAACACAGGGCCGATTTTAGACAGCCCAGGGTTTGCCGCTATCACAACATCAAGCGCCCCGGGGCGGCCTTTGTAGTGCCGGTGTGCTACCTGATCCAGCATTTCCCCGCCCAGGGTTTTAACGGTTATCGTCGCCATATTCTTTCAGCCTGATTGAAAACTCGATTTTCAGCGGGGTACCATCTGGCAAGTGCAAGCTGCCCTTTTCGGTCAGCTCTAACATGCACCACAGCCCCCAGTCACGCCCCATTGCCGCCGAACCTGAGATTAAGCGAAGCGCGGTACCCTTATCGCCTTCGGCTTTTATCTTGGCCAGCTGCTGCACATCGGCCGCCGTTTCAGCATAAATCAAACCGTTCAGGCTGATTTCACTTGAACCCGGCCCCTGGTACTGGGACGCACTTTTTTGGTTAACGCGCTGGTAAGTCAGCCAGCGCCAGGAATGCCGTTTTTCCAGTTCCTGGTAACTGACTTCATCAACTGAAAATTTGAACTCCCCTAACGCCAGCATGACTTGAGCCATTAACGCACCTCTTGAAACTCGATGGATTGCCGGCAGTGGTTACGCTGGCCAATCGCAATGAAGAAAATGAAGTCGATCACCTTTTCCATGACCAGCGCTGTTCGGCTGCCCTGCATGGCCAGCGAACCTACCCGCCCGGAAATGCTGTGATCTTCATCACCGAAGAACACCGAATTTATGTACTGGTCATTTGAAAGCCAGAGCGTGAAACACCAGTCGTTAAGCCGGTGCATTACCGCTGATACCTTCAGCATGAACAGCCCATGCCATTTAAAGCGCCTGGTTAACACCTTCAGCCCCTTAACGGCCCACCGGACAACAAAGCAGACTTTGACCAGTACCACCTGCAGCCAGCCAAACGGCGTAAGCACGATGAACACCAGCCACACAACCACGATGGCCAGCAACAGCAACACCGCTTTACACTTCCCGAGTAAATCAATCATTGTCATTTAACGCACCTCTTAGCTTTCGCTGTTTCTCTGATTCATGCCGTTCAATTTCACGCCGCAACATGGCCACAATTTCCTGATTGTCCATACCTGGTGAAGTGGCTAACGTGATCTCGAATTTATCCCCTTCCACAGTCACCTGCTTTGACTGGCTCTGTGCAATGGGATTGGATGGCACAACCTGCAGCTGGTCGTTAGCGACTGCCGGCATGGTGGCCACTGATGCAGTTAAAGCCGCGCCCAGGGCTGGGCCTGCCTTACTGTTTTTAGTGATGGCGTCAGCCTGAGCTGCAGCCGGTACCGCGTTGTTTACCTCATTGACCTTTTTGTTAATTTCAACCGTCTTTTCATCATCCCCGCTGAACCAGTCCGAGATAATGCCGAAGGCTTCCATTAAGCTATCAAAGGGGCTCATTAGCTTCTCGATATAGACTTTCAGAAAATCAATCGCTACCGAAAACGCCGCTTTGATGCCGTCCCACAGATTGACAAAGAAGTCACCCACCGCGCCCCAGTCATCTATCAGGTACGCAGCAAGCGCCACAAGCCCCACAACGGCCGCAATCACTAACCCTATGGGGTTGGCTGCCATAGCAGCATTCACCAGCCACTGAGCGGCGGCAACGGCCTTCAGTGCGACAGAACTTAATGCACTGGCAATACTGAAACGGGCGCTGGCCATACTGGCAAACGATAGGGCGTAGGTTAACGTGGCATAGCTGCCGATCAGGGTACTGATCATCAGCATCAACGGCCCCAGAACAGCCGTGATTGCCGCAAAGGCAATTACAGCGATACCAAGCCACTTAACCAGTGTTGGGTTATTCTGGGCGAACTTATCTAGTTTATTGGTTAATCCTGTAACCCACTGGGTAAGTTCTCTAACAGTAGGAATTAACGCGTTGCCGGCTGATATTTTTAGGGATTCCATAGAGGACTCCCATTCCTTTACAGTTCCCTGCAAGTTGTCAGTCATTTTCTTGGCAACAACAGCAGCAGAGCCCTGGCTGGCTTCAAGCTGCTTGATATAGGGGCCAAGCTTATCTTGCTGAGCAGCCTGTAAAAGCGCTTTAGAACCAGCCATTAAGCCGGCTTCAGCACCAAAAATAGCCTTTAACAATGGCGCGGTGTCTGTATCAGCCATGCCCTGGGTAGCCGCTGAAATATCCTGGATAATGTCAGGCATTGCCCGCATCTTCCCTTCCAAATCGAATATCTCAACGCCCAACTGTTCAAGTGCATCCTGACCTTCTTTCGGCGGCGCAGATAACCTGGCATACATGGCAGCAACAGCAGTACCCGCTTGCGAACCTTTGACACCCACGTTGGCCATGATGCCCAGCATACCGGACACCTGTTCAATGGTGCCGCTGTACGCGCCGGCAACCGGGGCGGCAACTTTTAACGCTTCGCCTAATTGGTTAACGTTGGTGTTCGCTGTGTTGCTGGTCAAGGCTAGAACGTCTGACATTCTGCCCATTTCATTAGCTTGCATATTGAAGCCGCCCAGCGCATCAGAAGCAATGTCTGCAGCTCTGGCCAAATCCAGCTGGCCGGCCTGAGCAAGCTTCAGTGTGGCCGGTGTCGCATCAAGGATCTGCTTTGTGGTGTAGCCAGCAACAGCAAGAAATTCCTGAGCGCTGGCCACTTCACTGGCGCTGAAAACAGTTTCAGCCCCCAATTGACGTGATTGGCCGGTCAACTTAGCCAATTCTTCCGTGCTGGCCCGAGAGATAGCACCGACCTTTGACATTTGCGCTTCAAAGTCAGCAGCTACCTGTAACGGATTCGCAATAGCAGACCTGGCTTGCTGACTGGCGAACATAACCCCTGCACCAGTAACGGCTGTGTTACTGGCCATTTCCATCGTCTTAGCGCGCTTATCCTGCAGTGCCTGCAGCCGCTTTTCATGATCAGCAACGGCCTTCAGCCTAGTCTTAGTCTGATCCAGTGCGGCATTGTAACGGGCCGTCTGCTGTTGAAGCTGTTTGGTATGCTCAGACAGCTTGTTAGTGTGAATTCCGGCATCAGCCATACGGCCAACAACGGTACGCAGCCCCTGCTGGTTGTCCCGCAGTTCACCACGTAACGCTGCCAGGCGTTGTTTGGCCTTGTTCAGCTCCCTGCCCATTTTAGCGGTCGGGGCTTCAGCGGCATCGTATTCAGCACTTAACTTGTTCACCAGCTGCTGCTGCTGGGTCAGCTCCGGCCGCAGCTCTTTGATGGCTTTTTTCAGCCCCCTGAAATGCTCAATATCCTTTTGCTGGGCGCTGATTTTGTCCAGCTCGGCTTTGCTGGCGTTCAGGGAATCCGTTAGCTGAGTGGTGCCTTGTGTGATTTTCTTAATGGGGGCCGTGATTTTATCCACCGCCGCCATGATCACTGACATTTTCAGTTGTGTATTCATCGGCGTTCCTGTGCCTTCTTAGCCATGTTGTGGCGCTCTAAGGCTTTGTCATTCCAGAGGGTCAGTTCTTCAATGTCCATGTTTTCAGTCGTGCTGGCACTGAAGCCGGTGAATACCATGTATACATTGGCTTCAGCGTCCATCACGTCATCAACTATGCGCTGACATTCACGAAAAAATTTACAACGGCCCCCTGGATCGCCGTCAGGTTTTCCGGTTCAAGTTCGTTATAAACAGCCAGGGAAATATCAGGGCAGATACGCGGGATCAGCGTGGCGTGGGCGTTAATGTCCATCTGCAGCAAATCCATTGTTTTCAGGCCGCGCATTTCGCCGGCTTTGGGCTTGCGGATATTGACCGAAGTAATTTCGGTTTCACCGACTTTGATAGGAATAGGCAGCTGTACTGTGGTTTGTTTCATGGTTATCGTCCAAATATGAAAGGCACAAAAAAAGGGGCGCTAAGCCCCTTTCAGTTGGTTATGTCAGCCTTAGCTGGCTAAGTTCTTCCGCAGTGTTTCCCAGTGGTCTACGCCATTGGTGCGGTAAATCCGGTTCACAATGTCCAGGTAAACGACTTCGGTACCGTTAATCTGGATCACGTACATATCAATCGAACCTTCCAGTTCAAGCGTGGCTTCCTGACCACCTGACGCCAGTTCGCCCATTGATTGCTTGAACCAGTCGCCCTGCATGGTCAACTTAACGGCAACTTCAACGCCATCCCGGTTAAAACTGCCGCGCATGATCAGCGGGTTTTCACGGCCCTTCGGATTGCCGACCAGGCCAAACACTTTCGGGTGATAATCGCTGAACGTTAACTTAGGCTTTAACGCCTTCACGATAGGCAGCACCTTATCTTTTTCACCACCGGTACCGCTGGCCGTGAACGTCTCCGTTTTGAACTCGATATCAGGCGGGGTGATTTTATTCAGTACACCGGCCCAGCTTTCATCTAAAAAGAAACACTGAAAGTCAGACAGGGTACTTGGCAGAAATTGCTTCATTGTCCGTTATCCTTATGCTGCTACGTCGAAGATTTCGCCAGTCGTGGCAAGTCGCGTTGCCTGGCGGAATGTCATGCGCTCAGCCACTGTGTAAAGGGCCAGCTCATAGTCGAAAAACACCTGCTTATTCGCCAGTGCCGCGTTGTCGTTCAGTTCTTCGTCAAACCAAACTTTGCCGGAAGCAATAACACCACGCTTGACCAGCGCCCGCAGGAAGTTGTTAACCCGGCTTAAAACCGAATCCACGTAATCCGCTGTGACCAGCTGATCAACGTATGCCTGGTGCGCGGCCAGAATGGAATCAGCAACGATATTGCGGATCCGCTCATGCGGGATCAGCGTGCCGTCAGCCAGGCAGTTGCCCCAGAAGTAAAAACCACCGTCCTGACGTACAATTGTACAAATGTTCTTTTCTGAGTAAAGGTTAGACAGGCTGTTAGCACTGCCCAGGATATGATCCACCGGCTTACTGGTACCCGTAATGCCAAACATTTTTTTGTTTGAAGGTGAATGCCAGTAGCCCAGTTCTTCATCAACACGGACGATATGGCCAGCCACAGCTGCCGAACCCTTGCGCTTATCTTCACCGTAAGCAATGCCCGGGTTAACAAAAATCGCCTTGGCATAAGCGCCGCGTTCAGTGTCAACCGCAGCAAGTGCGCCTTCGCTGCCGTCAATAATCGGGATGGCACGCAGTTTTTGCGCCACGGCTTCAAGCTGAGCGCCCACCAGCGGAATGTGCGAAAACTCGGGGGCGATCAGCAGGCGGGGCCGAACACCCGTCAGCGCTTCTGCATAGGCCAGCGCTTCAATGCCGGTGCGGCTTTCATCAGCCCCGATAGCGCCAATCACATTGGTTTGTGTTTCTGCAGCTTCAGCACCTTCAGGTACGCGAATAACCACCACCAGGGCGCGGGCCTGTTTGTAAATGTCTGTCAGTGCGTTGGCCAGTGTGCCAGTGGTGCCGGCTTTGCCAATCACCTTGTCAGAGCTAACCAGAACCGGCGTGTTCAGCGGAAAGGTTGTAGCATCAGCATCAGTTGCAGTAGCAACCAAGCCAATCACAGACGCCCGCAGCACCTTAATTGGCTGCTGTGGGTCGCTTAAAATAATAACTTCAGGGCCGTGCAAATATTCTGCAGCCATACAGTTGTTCCTTTTATTTGGAGTAAAATTTGATGCTGTTAGATAACAGCGAAGGTGTGTTCTTCGATGCTGAACATTTCAGCCGGAAGGTTTGAATTCAGCAGTTCTGAGTTAACCACCCAGATCCCGCCAGTTTTAAAATTCATGGTCAATGTAAATTGACCATCAACCACTTCAGCCACCATCAGCTGAATACGGCCAGTGTCCAGCCTGATAAAAGGAACCCTAAATTTTTGATCAGGAATGGCCAGCGTACCTGTGGCAATAACATCTGTATTTTCAGTAACAGTGAACTGGCGCGGTGCATCGTCAAACCCAGAAAGCTGGCCGGTGACCTGCTCAATAACAACAGGGATAAGGGCTTTTTCTACGGACGTGGCCGGCGCATCTACATGAATAATCGTCGTCATAGTTACACCTTAGAAATGCAGATATAAGCAACCAGCGAATCACGCCGAACTTCTTTCATCGTTCCAGCTGCAGCGATTAATTGCATAATCGTTCCACCGGTAGAACTTGAGCCGGCGTAACCGGTGAACGGGTGTGCAAAGATACCTAAGCCAACAGCGCCCTGTACCATATCAGCATTATTAGTTAGCCATGTAAGGCCACCATCTACTGAATTGTAAGTTGCGGAACGAAACATATTCAGTTCAGCGATATACACCAGTTCTTTGTTAGCCGATGTAGTTCCAGAGCGCACCATTACCCACGTTACGCCGTCATCAGTTGACCGCCAGATCTGCGAATCAGCAAATTTAACCCAAGTCCCCGCGCCATCAGTAGCAAGACAGCTGCCACCCACGTTGTGAACAGCAGCCCACGACACACCACCGTCTGAACTTCTCACTGTGTAATCCTGCCCTACCATCACAACAATATTCCTGTTGGTTGGTTTGGCTTTGATATCTAACCCCCACTTGTAACCAGAAACAGGTAAGTTCACTGCCTGAAAGGTTGCGCCGCCGTTTGTGCTGCGCTGGGCATAGCTCAACAGACTGGACGTGTTGCCGTTGCCAGATATCCAAATATCACCGGATATCCACTCAATGGCAGCTGTTAGGACTGTGGCCCCTTTCTTTTCCCATGTGATGCCATCATCAACAGAACGGTAATAGGATGCCCCCGCATAACCGCCCAATGTGTTAAACATCCAGACGCCATTGCCATAGCGCAAGCTACCAGGATGAACCCCAAAATTTTCAAGTTGCGCGCCTTGCGTCCAGCTAATGCCGCCGTCAACACTGCGGTAAACCACGTCCATACTGTCGGAAACGCCAATAATGGTGCCAGTATCAGGGTTCACCCCAATCAGCGACACAGAATGGGGCGAATCGTTTCCTTTTTTAACAAATACTTTTGGCCATAAATCACCGTCAAACTTGGCGGGGTCTGTCTCCAAATAGCCGGAACGTAAAAACCTGTTGCCATCCATTTCAAACGATACAGGCCAATGCGCTGGAAACTCGACCACAGATCCCACCGTTACAGCACCGGCAGAGGGTACTTTCAAAGCTCCTGTTGTCATGCGGTATATACTCCATTAATTACGTCCAAGGTGAATTCGACGCCTTTTGTTTCTATGACGGCATCATCAAACAAGGTGCCGCCAATACTGATTTTTTTACCGACTGGGGGTATAAGCCGGCACTGGCCAGCGTCTAAATCTACCGAATCCAACACCTTTACAGTAATGAAATTACCGTCAGGCGCTGCCAGCAACTGCAGAACCGCGTGGGCTTTGAATACATGGCGTCGGTTGATAAAAGCATTTTGATCGCCTGTAACAATCTTCGGCTTTTGCAGTTCTTCCGCGTAATCTTCACTGGCATACGCCAGATTAGGCGACACCATGACTTTAACGTCAGTGTATTGGCTAACCCGAATTGTCCACTTCAGCGTTACCTGGCTGCCGCCGTTCTCGATGGTGCGAACTGGGTAAATATCTGCCAGGCGAAAATAGGTGTGGGCAAATTCCGTGTTGCCATACTTGGCATACAGGATCAGTTCACGGGCGTTGTAATTGTCGTTTGGCGGAATGCTCATTTTCACAATGCGCTGGTTGGCATCGTTTGGATCGACTTCATGGCTGAGTAATTCACCGTCAGCGACCTTATGCACCAGGGCCGTTCTGGCCGTGTCCATAGTCGGCTGAACGCCGTTGGCGTCTCCGACTTCAACGCGGGTAAACTCAATGGCTTTATTGAGCGCCCGCGCCTGATTTTCGCCAGCCTGGCCACTGGCCAGCCATAGCGATTCGTTTTTAGTTGTCATAAAAATGGTTGACCTTCTATGTGGCTGATAACTTGAACAGTGGAACCGCTGTATTCATCTGCTGATATCGCATCTAACACCGGCTCATAAGGCTGGCCCTGCAGCTCAACAAACACCTGAACCGCGCTGGCATGGTAAAGGGCCGCTGATGCGCTAAGATTCATCGTTAGCGTGTAATGGGCCGTTGCCCGCTTGTTGCGCTGAATACTTTTGTGGATAGTTGACACAACGCCTGGCGTAATGCCCCCAGTACCGACAAATACATCAACGTCAAACGTACCCGGCACCCCTAGCGGCTGCTTTTGCATCCACTCGCGGTACTCATATTCAAGCCCCAGCGTGTTCAGGGCTGTTTTTACCGCTAAAGGGGTACCCTTTATCCGGTGAAGGTTCGGCGCTGCAGCAATGGCTGCCCGCTTTGTTTCCTCTGGCCAGTCAGGTTCCCACACATCAACTGAAACGGCCCAGGCTAGATAAGGCAGCACAACAGCCGGGCATTCCCACGGGTTCCACAGCGTATCGATGGGAATATCAAGATCGGTTATGCGCTGTTCAAGACTTTCAACCTGCCTTTCTAACTCGGGCAAATTCCCTGGCAAAATACTGCTAATCGCATCGGACATACCACCCCCTTATGTGATTAGAAGCTCAGTGCAGTAAGGGGCTTCTGTTTTGCTTGCCCGCACTTCGCTGAAGTTATCCAGGATAATATCTGTTACCCCTTCAACCATCAGCGCACCATAGACGCCAGCCAGCACCACCTGACCGCCCAGCTTATGCTGACGGTTTACATAGTCCTGCAGTTCTTTGGTGGCCTGGCTCAGCACTTCTGACGTGTCAGGGCCATCACCGATCACCAGCTGCGCGGTGATGCTGTAATTTAAAATGGTCGGCGCGACCACGGCGATCACGTCCGTTTGTGGTCTAACGCCATCATCCATGAGGTGTAACGCGACTGCATCAATCAGGGCTTGGCTGGGTGTGCCGTCCCCCTCTGTGCTTAAAATGGTCACTTCGCCATGTATAGGCTGCGGGCTGAAAAAGCTGGCATCTTTCACCAGGGCGCTTGTGCTTCTGGCTTCAAACAGGTACTTGCCTTCAGGGCCAGCAACGCTTGAACCTTCAGGGCTTAACTGGATCCGCTCTTTAAACGGTTCATCTTGTTCACCTGGTAAACGCTCAACGTGGTAATAAGTTGCAGCTATGTGATCAAGTTCAGCGCCCTTGGCAAAGGCCAGCATATTGCCCAGCGATTGCTCGTTAGCGTCTTGCCGGATCAGCGCTTCGCGGTAACTGGCGGCCAGTTGGTTACGGTAAATCGGGTCTGACGCGGTGAAGTTATCGATATCAACGCCCATCCCCTTCAGCGTGGCCAGCCGTTCAGCCAGTATCGTTTCGGCTGATTTTTGCTGCACGATTTCAGGGGGCGGCAGCTTGGAAAGGTTAATTTCACTCATAACTGGATCACTATGTTATCTATGGTTATCGGTTCGCCGTTGTTCAGCAGCTGACCTGAAACAGCGATTTCTAACGCCCTATCGCCCACTGGCTCAACGTTCATGCTTTCCAGCTTAAAATCATCCAGCCCGTTGGCCGGATTGTTTATAGCGTCAGACAGGCGTATATAAGCGTCCATGTAAAACGCATCATCAACGTTCCTGTCCTGCAGCTGATAGAAGTCAGAGCCAAATTCACGGGCCAGCACGACTGAGCCCCGGGGCGTTTCAATCACGTCTTTAAATCGTTGCTTCAGATAAGCAAGCCCTGAACTGTTCTTGCCTGTATGGCTGGCCCCTTTTTTCATGTTCAGCCCTTATGTCATTTTTGCGGCCGGTGGCGCGGCTCCGTTGCTGCTGTGGTTGTGGTTGTTGTAGGTGTCACGCATACTCTGCATCGATGACTTCTTATCGCTGATATCCGCTTCACAGGTCACAGCACCTTTGCTGTGCGTGGTACCGTCCACCGTTACGGTTTCAGTCACCTTCACATTGCCGATGATTTCAGTGTCACCTATCAATTTGATGCCGCCCTTGCTGCTGACTTCGGTTGTTCCATCGTCGGGCAGCTGGGCAATCAGTTTCTTTTCAACGCGCTGATAGCTGATAAATGCGCCTTCATCGAACTGCAGCATGAACAAATCAGGATCCGCACTCGGTGCCGGGTATTCGTTCTGGTAACTCGAAGGGAATATTTCGCCCAGGGACAAATCACCAGGTGAAATGACCGTCACGGCTTCGCCCACTTCCAGCGGCCACCAGATGATCGCTTTGCCGGCGCGTAACGGCTTCCACTTCAGCCAGCCTGTAACCTGGTCTTTACCGTAGCGAACCCGGGCGCGCTGATTGGCAAAGTCGATTTCTTCAACTTTGCCGCGCACGACCAGCTGGGCCAGCTGACGTTCAAGCGCTTCAAGGCGCTGGTTTACCGATAAACTCATCTTTTAGCGGCTCGTAATTATCTTTATGGGCTGCCCCGATCTTCGGGGCTTCGCTTATCAGCACACTTTCAGCCGGCGTGGTGTTGACCGTCCAGCTGCTGCCAACTGATACCGATTGCCACCAGGACACGATCCAGCTGTCAAAGCCGGCTGGCTCGTTGCTGTATCGCCCCGGGAACGCGCTGATTTCTTCTGGCTGGCCAACATGGGCAAGCCCCCACTGGTTTTGATGAACGACTTTCATCACCACAGCCGCAAAATTCAGGCATTCGATATCCGTGTTTTTCACTGACCTGGGCAAAATGCAGTGCGCCTGGTACTGCACTTTCACCCAAATCATGCCGGCGCTGCCTTTTTTCTGCCGGTCTATCTCAATTTCAGTGGCTTCAAGCAGTAAATGCGGGGCTTTAAATGGCCCGTTCACATTCACCTGGTCAAAACTTTGTATGTTGTCCAGCGCCACCATCTGCAGCGCCTGATCAAATGCTGTTCGCTGGGCCGCGTGAATTTCGCTAAAGTCGGTATCTTTCATGCTGCGGCCTTGTTCAATATGTAATTCAGTTCATGCTCAAAGGTTTTCGCGTAATACTGCGAAGCCTGGGCTTCATATCCGGCCAGAAAGGCGCTGATATCCGCGCTGGTACCCTCGACCAGTTTTGCCCTGACAGTTTCAATGGGCAGCGCCTTATCCGTGCTGCGCTGAAATATGCCAATGTGGCCGTTGTGCATCTTGGCGATAAATGCCCCACCGAAGCGGTGTGAACGTACAGAAACGCCTAATTTTGTTTGGCGGGCTCTGCCCAGCCAACTGGCGGCTATGGGGTTCAAACCCACCCACAGGCTGCCTGATACATCGTCAAAGCTCCGCTTTGCCCGTACCTGAAAGACGCGCTGCGGTACATCAAACTGCTGGCTAAGTTCCCGACTAACGCGGGTCGATAGCCAGCGAATGGTTTTACCAATGGCCCGGCGCTGCGCTGTGCTTATTTGTGCCGTAGTGGCTTCAAAAATGCCCCGAATATCGAACTGATCCAGTTCAAGTTTGAACGCCAGCATAGGCACCTTCTGTTATTGCCAGCGGTGATCGCCGCCTAACTTTTCACGGGTTAAATACAGCGCACAAATACCGTTATCAACGGCCAGCTTTTCAACCACTTCATAGCCCAGTTCTTCAATGATCAGCTTGTCGCCAATTTCCACCGCGTTGGCTTCAATGGCCGGCAAGGTAAACACCGGGTTTGACTGGTTAATGTGGCGGCTGCCATGCTCATGCTGCTGACTGTCTTTGACGAACTCCCCGATCAGCGGGTGTTCGTCGCCGGCTTCGTCTACGTGTAACGCTTCAGCAATGCCAGGATCGCCCCGCTGGAAAAACACCGCCATATCAGCATCGTATGACATGGCTGTTACTCCGGTTCTTCTTCTTCTTCGTCCAGTTCATCAAAGAAGGCGTCTAATTCGTCGTCCTCTTTTTGCGGCGGTTGAACTTCTAAGTTCACCTTGGCACCGGCTGGGGCTTTCTTCGCCTGGCGGGCTCGGATCAGCTCTTTGGCAATTTTTTCATCTACATCGATGACAGTTGGCTCTGACTTTGCTGTTTTGCCAGTGCCTTCAGTTTGGTGAGTAAAGCACGCGGTACCCATCACCATTACGTTGGAAATAATCACAATTTTCATAATCGTTTTCTCGTTTAGCAGAAAAGAAAAAGGCCAGTAATTTACTGGCCTTCATAGTGCGGTTTCAGCGCTTAGGTAGTCTTACGACCATAGGCAAACGCTTTCGCATGGCGTACTGCTACGTCACCGTCCTGGAACACGCGAAGCACGGTACCACCGCTGGCTGCCTTACTGGTTTTATCCACCATCAGATCCAGAGCGCCCCAGGTGCCGAACATAGCCTGGCGGAAGTCGCCGGCCAGAATGGCATTGCTAAGCAGCCATTTCGCGCACATTGCCGCGTAACCGTTCAGCTCGTTACCGTTCCACAGATAGCGCTCAGAATTAGCGTTAATCGGTGTGGTTTTTAACGTGCCTTTAGTCGATGGGCGCACAAGGTACTGCAGCTGGCCAGTCAGCGCGTCCGCTTCTTCGATAGCGGTTTCAAACGCGACCAGGGCGGCATGGCTCAAGCCCAGCGTATTCAGGTCAATCGCATTCACGCCGGTCTGGTTAACGATGCCCAGCGGTTCACTACCGGTACCGGTACCCACAAAAATGGCTTTATCGATACCCAGGCCCAAACCAGCCAGCATATCGTCACGGATCAACACATCGATATCAGGCGTTGACTGAGCCATCAAACGGCGGGTAATTGGTACCGCGCCGGCAATGGTTTTCGGGCTCATTTGCACGATACCAAACTGGGCATCTGATTCCGTGCCATCTTCGCCTTCGTCAATCCAGTAGAAAGACGAACCCGACAGCATTTTCGGGATATCCACGTTGCCGACTAAGCCAGTAACAAAACGAACGCCCAGCTGGGCCGCCACTGAGTTTGAACGCAGCAGCTCAATGAACTTGTCAGAGTGCAGTTCGTTGGCGACCAGTGCGCCGCCTTTGGCTTCGGTTTTGGTGTCCTGGCCACGGCTGCCTAAGCCGCCCAGAATTTCATAGTTCACCATGAAGCCACGGGCATCACGGCCCATCTTCTCAGCCAGGGCAACTGAAATTTCACGCTCAAAACCGGCTTTTTTCCAGTTGCCTGAAATGTTCGCCCGGATAGCGTTTAACAGTGAATACTGCTGACGCTCTTTTGCTGACAGGTCTAAGTTCATATCCGTGCCGGCTGGCTTGTTGCCGTTGGCGCGTACATGGGCCAGAACTGTTTTACGGAATTCATCTAATGAAACACCGTTAGCAACCGCTTCACCCGCCTGGCGGGCTAAGCCGAACTGCGCACCAATCGCCTGAATTTCAGAACAGCGGGTACGCTCTAATGCGATATCATCAACAGGGCCGCGTTGCTGGCCAGTTGGCGCTGGTTGTGTTACAGGCGCTTGCTGGCCACGGGTACCTTCTTCACCGCCGCCATTTTGACCGTCTAATACATCATCTTCATCCATTGGAATACCCCTTAGTTGGACATTAAAAATTGTTGGTTTTTGTTCGTCCTGGTTGCGGCCAAGGCCAACAGCCGTGTCAGCAGGTACCGACACAGACGAAATTTCATAAGGTTGCCACTTGGTCGCGCGGTACCAATCGACGTTGTTTTCATCACGTTTAACGTGGATGATTTCTATGATCCGGTAGCCCACTGAAATATGCGGCCTGATACCGTCCCGCATTTCTTCCAGCAGTTCCTGACCGCGTTCTGACTTTGATAACCGAATGCGGGCCCGGCCCTTTTTCGCATCAAGCCAGGCTTCTTCAATCACGCCGCGCTGGTCGCGCATAACGTGATCCATCAGGAACGCCCCGGAGTTATTCAGGCGGGATAAATCGCATTCGCCAGGCTCATGGCCCAGAATTTCCATACCCCACCAGCGTTCCACTGGCGTCTCTGAAGAAAAGGACAGTTCAACTGTCCTTTCATCCTCGTTAACTGACTCACGGGTCAGGGTCAGTGTGCGAACCTGATCACCGATTTTCAGCTGCTTGGTTTTCTGCTTGGTGGTCGCTTCACGGGTGAACGTCTGATGTTTAATCAGACGCCGAAGCAGCAGCATCTTTACCAGGTGCGGCATTGGCCTTTCCCTCTTTGGTTAGGTGTTTGGTTCTGGCGTGCCATTCCTCGATTTCCCTGATCACTTCTTCAGGGTCGTCGCCCCGCTCCCTGATGATCGACTGTGGCGACCTGGTGCGGTTGTTAATGGCTTCCGTGTTGGCTTTTTCATCCTGAAGCGGGTTCACCCAATCCCAGCGGCGGCCCTGAAATGACGGCTTATTCAACCGTTCAAATTCCAGTAGCGTCAGCTTGCCCAGCTCAGCAGACAGCAAAGCCATCTGCAGCCAGCCGGTGAATACCCTTTCGAGCATGGTTTCACGCATCCAGCCTTGGCGTTTACGCCAGTTGTCGCGATCTTCCAGTACCCCGTGCCGGATGCTGGAAAAGTTCACCCCTTCCAGGTCATTGGCCAGCGAGTTGTAATTCACGTCCAGCGAAGAAGCGCCACCGCGTAACGCGGTCTTTGTGAAGTGCGCCGCGTTCTGGCCATCAGCTTTAAAGTTCAGTTCTTTGATGTCATAACCATACGGCACGACAATGCCGCCGCCTGGCTCTAACTCCTGTTCAAAAACTTCTTCGCCTTCATCGTCTGCCGGTTCAACCTCTGAATCAGGCACATACGCAAACGCCTTGCTGGCTGCGACACGGGCCAGCGTAATTTCAGCTTCGCGGTAGTTGTACAAATCCAGCAGTTCAACCAGTGCCGCGTGCGGCCAAGGAACGCCAATGGTTTGCCCAATCCTGAACGGGTAATAGGCAAAGATGATTTCATCGGCCGGGATGCGCTCATAGCGCGTGTTGCCGTAGAAGTATGCCCGATCCCCCGGGTGAACCGTCAGAATGTGGTAAGCAATATGTCGGCCGAAGTCGTCAACCTCGACGCCATGCTTGATCTGGTTGCCGCCGTAGTTCGTCCGGTTGTAATTGATATCCAGGTGATCCGCTTCCATCAGCTGAAGCGCATAACCATACTTGTTCGGGAAGCCCCTGACTTCACGGACAAGGCAAGCCCCATCCTGTGCCACGGTTTTAATAAACAGCCGCTGAATATCCAGCCAGGAATACTGACCGGTTACATCACAGTTGCCCTTTTTGCCCCACTCTTTAAAGCCGGCTTCAATCAGATCGTTACTGGCTTTATCCAGCTGGCCGTTTGAAAGCCTGGCTTTGTTTTGCAGGTTAAAGCCTTCCGGCCCGACGATATGCGTTTCACACATCGACAAGAACCGCACGATATAGCCATCATCTTCACCGGCCTTACGGGAAGCGGCGCGGATAGCCAGCACGTCACGGCGTAAACTTTCGTCTATCGTCAGGCCAAAACCAGCAACCCGACTGCCAACCGATTGCGTTTTCTGCGCAATAGCAAAGCGCTTATGTTTGCCAGCCAGAACACGGCGGCTTTTTACTTTTTCGTCGCTCATGTTCTAAACCTTGATCTGACAGGGATAGGTCGAAAGCTGGGCTGGCCCTGGGCTTTTCGCCGTTCCTGTAATACCGTTTTCATGTATTGCCGCTTTAACTGCTGCAGTTCCAGCACCGGGATCCGCGTGATACTGCGGCCGGCGATTTCATACGCTTCAACGTCCTTATCTATCCGGCCCAGCAGCACCTTGTTAATGGCATCCAGCATCTGTTGCGCGTGGCTTCGCACGTCAACGCCAGCTGGCAGCTGGTCAAAGTCAGGATCGATACGCACAAACCCCTGACTGACAACGTGCCTGTCATCACCCAGAACGGCCTGCAGCTGATACTTGTATTCACCCGCTGGCCAGCCTGCAGTAACAGCAGCTGACACATTGACCACCAGCTGAAAGCCATCAATGCTGGCTGGTATGGTGATTTTTTGCGGCCCCTGCAGTGTGAAACTAAACGCAAAGCCTGAATAACCATCAGGCAACGGCTGAGCCCACTTTGCAGTTATGCCGGCTTGAATTACGTTAGGGATCATCTGCTATTCCTGCCCCGGGCAACAAAGCCCTGACGCGGCCGCCGCCTGGCAGCTGTCGCCCGGCGCTTCACTGAGCGGGGTTTCTTTGGTTCGTCGTCTGAATCGCTGGGCTGATCATGAATTTCATCATCTGCCACAGGTTCGCTGGTGTCGGCTTTGGCCTTTTTGCGGTCAACTCTGAGCATTCGAGCGCACATATAATTCATGCCTTCACAGTCCAGGTAATCGTTACGCTTGGCGACTTTTACCCATTTACCCGTGCTTTCGTCGTATTCCTCAGCAACAATGTGCTGGCAATATTCTTCTGACACATCTGAAGGCAGCCGCCAGTTACCTTCCTGACCTTTTGGCCAGCGCACCCGTGAATGCACCCAGGCTTTAGCCAGGCCAGCGTCGAAGTCCCAACGTTTATCACCGTGTTTGCGGGTTTTACCTTTGGTGTCTACTTCCAGCTTGGTCATGCGAAACGGCTTGGCCAGTCGTTCAAAGCCCATCAGCGCCCTGGTACGGGCCTTGTGCTTTCTGACGAACATCAGCACTTCATCTGTGCGATAGCCGGCATCAACGCCCATCAGGCTAAGTGTTTGGCCCTGCCACTCTTGTTCCAGCAGCTTGGCCACTTCTCCCCAGACTTCTGGCTTGTCAGTGTCGCCCCAGATTTCACCCCATTCGATTAACCGGCTGGTCATGCCTGGTCGCCATGCTCTGACCACGTAATAAACGCGGTCTTTTTGCACGTCCACCGTGCAGATCAGCTGGTCAAATCCTTCCGGTACCTGACCGGCTGAATAGGTGTCACGCAGTTCGTACACTTCTTCCCAGGCCGGCGCGTCACCCATAGCGCTATGCACTTCACCAAAACCGGTGTTGTGTACCGCCATCATCTTGCCGGGGTCGCCTGACTTGATGGCTTCCAGCAGCTTTTTAGCCAGGAAGCCAAATGATTTTTTGGCACTGAACGAACACAGGCCGCTAACCCAGATGCTGAAACTGTCGTTACCGTCGTCTGTTTCAACAGCTGACCAGTACGGCACCACATGCACCTGATCGCCCTGGGTTATCGATACAAAGCCGTCACTGTGCGCTTTGGCCTGCTGGCCAGGGGCAACAGCAACACCTTTTGCGTTCATGGCGCTACGTTCAACATCATCAATCTGACCGCCACAGTGCGGGCAAATAAGCTTTGCAAGTCGGCTGGCTTGGCTCGGGCTGCACTCTGCATCCGTGCCTTTACCAGGCCACCACAAAAGTTCACTGGATGGGCTGAAATACTCGCCACAATCAGGATCCAGATGCGGCACCATCCATTCATGCTTTGTGCCTGACTGCCACAGCCGCCATACAGGTGAAAACAGTTGTTTAGGATCAGACACCGCCCAATGTGTGTGACCAGTTTCAGAGTGCGTGTAACGCTCTGCACGGCCTTCTGTTGGGGTGGCGGTGTAACCGGTCTTTGAATCCGCGTAGGCATCGCCCCGGGCTTCAGCTATTTCTTCAAGCGAACCTTCACCGCTGGCGTTATCCTCTGGCCTGTCGATTTCATCAACCAGCGTCAGCGCCGCTGAATCCGAAGCCAGTTCAGTGGCTGAACCTGCCCAGGCTAAGCGCAAGTGAACACCGCCAACGTTCTTCCGGTGCTTTGATGTTTCGCCTTTTTCTTTCTTCAGCTTGCGGTTCAGGCTGTCGCATTCCCTGAACATTTCAGCAATTTTCGGCTCAACAACTTTGTCAATGTTCGACTGTGTGGGGCCAACGTAAATCACTGGCGCGGGGTCATCATCCAGACGCCAGCCGATGACGTTAAACATGGTTGCTGACTTGCCCATCTGGGTACCCATCACAAACGTAACCCGTTTGTATCTGGGGGATGCAAAGGCGCGGCACACTGGCACCATGTACGGCGTCCGGGTATACCTGAACGGCCCGGGCTCTGGGCTGCCTGGTGGCAAAATCCGGTTAGCTTCGGCCCACTCGTCAGCTGCCCTCGGTGGTGGCGCTGTCACTATCTCCGCTGACGTAGCCACGATATCCAGCAATAAAATTAATGAGGCGTTCAGCGGTTTGAGCGCGAATTCGTCTGGATTCTTCGAGCATCCTGGCTTTGATAATGGCTGGATCATTTATGCTGGCAAACTCCGAAGCGATACGCCCGCCAAGGGCATCAGCCTGCTGGCCGAAAATGTTGGCCACTTCAAATAAAACTGGTTTTAAATCTTCCAGATCGATGGAAAGCCCCTGGGCTTTTTTGGCTTTGATTTCTTCCTGAATGCGCTTGGCTTTGGTGAGTAAAAGTTCTTCTTCACTTTTGGAACCTGAAGCCGGGGTATCATCCCCTTCACGCATCCCCAGTTCCTTGGCCAGCGCTTCACGGATCAGCCAGTTAATGGCTTCTTCAGAATCAATGACCAGTTCAACGCCTTTGCCGCCGCCAGATTCAACCGGCATACCTTCTTCAGTGATCAGCTTTGTAACCCAGCGCGGCGATTTACCGATCAGCTGGGCAAAGGTGGCTTTGTTAAATTTCAGGCCCATAAACAACCCTGTAAGAAAGGACAAAAGTACAAAAGAACAAAAGTACAAATGTTTGTTTTTAGTCCTTTGTTTTAAAGCCTGCTAGGGAAGCCGTAAAACAAAGAACGCCTGGCCGAACTCCTTTAGTTCATTGGCCGGGCGTTAGCTCGTCAACACGCCATCCTGTGCGCTAGAGAAAGGAAGAAAGGACACGTTCTAAAAAGTTTGCACGTCATAAAGCCCGCGAGTCTTTGACCCATTGCCTTTGATCCTCTGGGAAGAACCTAGAGACAGGGGGGCAGCTGTGAAGCTTGCCCCGTGGGCGCTGGGGGACGTTGGCGGGGTGGCTTGAAGTCTTTTAAATGTTCACGTTGCCGGTGCGCTCTGCTATCGCTACCATGCGGCGCTTGGCCCACACGTTAGCCGCTGCAGTCACGGCACCAAACAAGATACCGAATACAATTCCCCAGGTGCTGGGCTCTACTGCGGCCAGCCAAATGAATAGGCCGTTTAACGCGACAACAAAACAGTTGACGCCATACGACACCAGGCTAAACAAATCATTCTTTTCTGGCATCGTCGCGCCACTCCCGTAATAACAGCTTATCGTTTTCGCACTGCATACCGGCCGCATAAGCAGCCAGCGCGTAAGCTTCCAAGTCGCCGTTAGTTTTGAACTGTGGTGGCGTTGGAATGTTGCAGCTATCCGTCAGGTGGTTTGGCGGTAGCACTTTGATTGTTCTGGTTTGGATCACTGGTGTACAGCTGGCCTGTGGCAAGCTCGGTTGCTGCAATGTGGAACAGCCCATTAACAGCATCAGGCACAGGCTGACGCTTCCAGTTCTGATATTGTTCATTCTCTTGTTCCAGCTGTCTGATGCGCTGCTGCAGTGTTGCAACAGTGGCTGTTTGCTTTTTCGCGTACTCAACCGCCTTAGTGGCTGACGTGTCGCGGGCGTTCTGTTCGGCCTTCAGTTCGTCCAGGCTTTTGTTTGCAGTAGCCAGTGATTCATCAGCCAGCGCCCGCTTTAACTCGGCGTTGTCCAGCTGCTGCTGAACCCGCTCTTTAGCGGCCCGTTCATCAATTAACGCCTGTTTGGCATCCTTCAGCGCAAAATACTGAAGGGCCAGCAAAGCGGCTACCGTCAGCGCCGCCGCCAGGTTAATAAATGATTTAATCATCGGCCCCCACTTACTCAGTGATGGCCATTTGCTGATAAAAGCCGTAAATGCTGACCACATAATTTATTGTCTCGGTTGAGTGCCGGCCAGTCACATCAGGCAAGCATTTGATAACTTCGCTATACAGCACTGAACCAGCACACAGCCGCTGAGCGGCCAGGCAATTGCCCCGGCCTGCGTTGTAATTGCATAGCGCCAATTTGTGCCGGTCAGGCTCTGGCCTTGGTGAGTGCCAGAACAGCCGTTGTTGCTGCATGTAATAGGCAGCTGCAGGAATGGCCAGGCTGCTATCGAACCGGCTGCCGTTCATTCCCAGCCGTTGGCTGACATAATCCCAAGTGCCTGGCATAAACTGCGCAATGCCGCCGGCACCAACCGGCGAAACAGCATCTTCTTTGAATCGGGATTCTTGCCACAGCTGGGCCTTGAACAGTCGCCAGTCAACGCCTGGCATGAACCGCTTAGTGGCGGTTTTTATTTCCTGGTCATGTTTGCTAGGAAATAACGAGCCCGACCAGGATTGCAGCGGCCAAAGACTGATAAGCAAAATAATTAGCGATAGCCTGATATTGCCCATTGTGCCGGCACTCCTTTATGAACTCAGAAACGGTATAACCCATCAGCTTATTTGACGCCCGAAGCAGCAGGCGGTAGACCACAAACGCAATAACGATTAACAGCAGGTTGTAACCAATGCTGTAGAGCATAGTTTCAGGCATGTTTATTTCTCCTGGCGGAATGAAAAAAGCCAGCACTTGGCTGGCTTATGGAATCTGTATTTTCTATTCAAGGCTGACTTATGTATTAATGGTTCGCCAGGCCAACCCTAATCCCTGCCCAATGGCCACATGCGGGGTACGGTACGATCACATGCCAACTTGACTGATTATGTGTGCAGCTGGTAACACACAGGTTTAACCATTAACCGTTACATAGATAAACCACCCTAGCCAAAAACAAAAAAACCCGCTAAATAGCGAGGTTCAGAAAAAAATTAAGCCCGTTGGCGCGGGCTTAAATAAACAATTAGTGTACTTTACTTGATTGGAGCGTTCAGACTAAAAAAACCGTGTCATTTTGTCAACAGCTTTTGCACAAATTTTGTGAATAACTGATTAGCGGCCTGCCTATCGCGTTCTGGGCATTCTTACCTTTTGGCCGGTGGCCATCACCTGAAGAATGGCTTTGCTGACTTCTACCGGCTGATTGCGCTCTAACTGGTAGACAAGTTCAGACCAAAACGACTTTGCAGCATCAAAGACGGCGGCCAGCACTAACCCAGTGAAGATGATAGGCAATATCACTAAAGCTGTAAGGCGTAACTTTTCACGCTTAGCGGCTATCAGTAAGCATAGGGTTAGCCGGTTCATGCTGACTTACCCCAGCCCACTAATGGCTGCACAGTGTCCCAGTCCAGCTGTCTGAATTTATCCATCAACAGGGCTTCACACTCTGCGGCCAGCTCCTGCAGGTTTTCGACCTTAACAGGCGGGTTCTGGCTGCCAACAACGTCAGACGGTACACCGTTGCCAATCCAGAAGGCGCGGGCGAACTCAAACGCTTCTCTGGCTTTGGCATTATCCAGGTGAAAACAACTGAACCGGTCAGCAACGAATACACCACGCCGGATCAGTCTAAGTAACCGGCTTCTTAATTGCTGAGTGCCAAGGCACTTCGTGATGTTCTGCCGTGCTGGCATACTGATATAAGACGCCTGTTCAAACCAACTGGCGGCACAAACACCGTGAAGGCCGCCAACGTAGTTATGAAGCACTCGGCGGGCCAGTGATTTCAGCTGATAGTGCCAAACCATAAGGGTTAGTGATTCGTCGCTGACTTTCATTTAATCAGGCTCCTGTAATGAGCTGGCAGCACCGGCCCAAAGTTTGGCACCATACAGCTGCAGCAGCTTCTGATCTTCGCTCATGCCTTTGTATTCTTCGCTGTTTTCGCCGGCTAAGCCCGGTTCAAATTCAGTGCTGACTGTCAGCTGGCCGTTTTCCGTGGTCAAATTAATAATGACCTGCTGCAACGGCCTTTCAGGAATAAGCTGAACCTGCCCGGGTTCATTCGCCAGGGCGACCAGTTCACTTTCAGAAATATCAGCGGGCGCTGGGATAACGGCGGGGCCAGTTAACCAGTGCAGCCGTTCTTTCAGTTGCAGGAACGCTTTGAAAATGTGGTGTATCTGCTGGGCTTCATGCCGCGCATCGGCCAGCGCATCATGCCGATCACCTTCAAAGTGCAGTTCTTTTTTCGGGTCGATGCCTAAAATAACACGGCCCATCCAGACCATAGTTCTGACACTCTGGTTGCAGCCATGATCCCAGGGAAGTTCCAGCAGCAGTTGTTTGTAGGCGTGAGCTACTATGACACAATCAAATTCAGGGCCATTGGCAAAGACAGCAGGACGCTGGCCAGCGGTGAAATTCTGATAGTACCAGTCTTTGAACGCTTCAAGCGCCGCTTTCAACTCAAAGCGAAGTAAAGAATGATCAAAGGCTTCATCAAATGCCGTGGGGTTTTCTTCCGACTGTTTAAGCCAGAAAGCCTGTGTTTCTTCATCGGTTACACGGCCCAGCTGGTCAACTTGCGTCTGAGTAATGCAGCGGGTGTAAAACTCTGCCCTTTCTTCACCTGTCACAATATTAATGATTACTGCGCCTATGGTGCAGATCACCGCGTCTGGTGTGGTGGCTTCGGTTTCGATATCCAGCGTAACGACTTCACGCGGAATGTTGAACTTCTCAAAAAATGTTAAATCCATCTGTTACCGTCCTTGCTGATAACGCGGGGCTTGCTGAGCGGCCGCTGGCTGTTGGTAAGCCGGTTGCTGTGGCTGCGGTGCCGCCTGCTGGTTTTGGCTGTCCCAGAAAATCATGCCTTCTTTGTTGCAGTCCAAAATGGTAAAACCCGGGTAAAATTCAATGCGGTCATAGTAGCCGCCCTGGTCGCCTGGCCAGCGCGTTACTTCGCCAATGGTGGTGTAACGGTTGCCCATTACCGGCTGATTGTTGTTATACAAAAATTGGCCATTCTGTTTTTTGTGGTACTGCCCAATGACCACGCGAATTTGCCCCTTATCTAGCGGCTGCTTATTCTGCTGTGGCGCTGGTTGCTGATACGACATCGTTATTACTCCTGATTGAATGGGTATGAAACTTTGATTTCCCCCAGGTGAGCAAAACACCTGGCGAACTGGGCAACGTCATGGCCCAGATACGTGATCACGCACCCTTTCGGCGGGCTGCCGTCTGTGGTGCCATCTGGATTCCTGAACTGGGTGCGCCCGTATAGGATGCACTGCGGGAATTTCAGCAGCGGCCTGAACCACGTTTCACTGCTGCTGTTGAACACGATGCACAGCGCCTGGCTGATGTTGCCGGCTTGGTAGTCAGCAACCAGCTTGTTAATCCAGGCTTCATTGCCCGGGTTATCCGCTTTCAGGTGCCGCTTTCGTTGCTTACAAATTTTCTTCTTACAGCCCTTTTTGCAGGCTTTTTCAAACCGGCCAAACGGGTGGTTAAGCCAAACACGACCAGCCCAGGGCTGGGCCAGTCCGTTATCATCTTCAGTGAAATACCGCTCAGCCATTACCGTTTCATTGGCAACGGCGCTGCTGGCCGGATCCAAGTCAATGGCACCAAGGCAGCTGCGGGCGGCTTCCACCAGTTCGGCCGGCGTGTACAGTTCAACGTTGCCCGATGTTTGATTAACTTGCTGGTGTGAAGCCTTGGCCATGCTATTTCCCCCGCTGGCCTTTATCGGTAATGCGTTGCTGCACTTCCTTTCTGTGAACAGGGATAGTTGCCGGCGCATCCACGCCCACTTTCACCTGATTACCATGAACCCCTAAAACCTTCACTTCGATGTCACCATCGATGATCACGCTTTCCCCTATTTTTCGAGTAAGTATCAACATAGCTATTAAGTCCTTTAATGTGTTGATAGCTGGGCTATCGGTTTAAAAAAGCGGTATCAGCGAACCAGTACAGGTTGTGTTGCCCTGCGCTTCGCTTAATCAATGCCCCAGACTTAACCAGTTCGCCCAGGCGATTGGTTACAACTGATGCTTTGGTGCCATCATCCAGAGCCATGCGAACATCAGCGGCCGTGAAGGCGGCAAGGTCGGCGTACAGGTGGTATTGTCCTGGTACCAAACGCTTGCTGATAAACTCATTGGTCTGAAAAAACATCTGTCTGGCCACGCTTTGCGCGGCTTTCAGCACTGGCTTTAAATCTTCTTTTTGCACCGGTTCCGGTGCGGTAACAGTCGTCATGCTTTCCCCTTATGCGGCGCTACGGTCACGGCTTTCCTGTCCAACCAGCTGCAGGGCTTGGCTGTCCAGATGGGCCAGAATGGTTAATAACTGATTCCAGAACGGCCCCCAGTCGCGCCGCCAATTGGATTCGCTGACCATCAACAGGCCAGCCAGGATCTGAATGGTGTAAAGTTTTCTGCGGTTCGCAGCACCTTCTCTGAAGTGCAGCAGGGCGTTGAACGTCAGGGCGCGCAGCTTCTGCACTTTGCTGGCCTTCAGCTGGGTTTCATGCAGACGTTCCCACGCAGCTATAAACAGTTCCATGCGTGACCAGGTGTATTCAGCAACTGCAGTGACACTTTCCCAGTCGCTGCAGTCGCGCACATAGCACAACATCACCAGCGCTTTATGATGACCGGGTAATTGATTGACCGCCCGAACAACGCGGGCATGAGCAAAAGCATCATCATGTAACGGGCAGCTGCTGGTACCCTTTGCCCGTGTTGCCACGGCGTAAGTGATTTCACGTTGACCAGTAACGAGGCCGTCAGCATCCACAACTTTAATGGGCTTGCTCATGCCACCTTCTGCCAGATTGTCCGGCACCAGGCTTCTATTGGCCCGGCGTTCAGCGGTAAAGGCCGCCCGAATTTCGCACCTTATAGAATCGTTGTACTGCTCAGTCATGCAGCGGCCCTTTTTGTTTTTTCGTACCTTTGTACAAATGTACAAATGTTTGTTTGTGCGGATAACTCAGCAGCGCTGCCAGGCTCTGGCACGTATTTAACCCGGCCCTTGGTTCTGGCTTCGATTTCATAGCCCCAACCCCGTGGCACATACTCCGGCCATTGGTAAATGGCCTGCGGTGTTATGCCCAGGATATTGGCCAGCAAACTGGCATTGCCGCCGAAAATTTCGATTAGTTGAGCTGTTTTCATAGCAATTGAGTGTAAATATATTTACACTTCATTGCAAAGGATTTCGACAAAGAAACACTGTAAGCTGTTAGTGTTGGTCAGGGCAGATAGGATTAATAAAAGTAAATGATTGATTACTCAAAACTTACGAGAGGGGAACGGATAAAGCTTAGGCGTGATGCCTGCAAGCTGTCCCCGGGGTATATAGCGAAGTTCATTGGCGTCAGCCGGGTAACATATCTGTACTGGGAAGATGGGAAGGTCAATGATATTGCCTGGCCTAAGTTTGAAAAGCTGGCTGAAGTGCTACTTACAACCACGCACTGGCTGGAATACGGCAAGGCCAATGAGCTTTATGTGTGCAATGACATTGACGGCGAGATCACGCAGTCACTGGAAGGCGTGCATATCATTAAATCCAATAGTATTCCGGTGCTTGGCACGCTGGACAAACTGATCGACAAAAGCAAGCATACTGAAGTGGTTGACCTGCCGGCGAAGAACAGTGAGATATTCGCGCTTCGCCTGCCTAAAGCCAGCTCTATGTGCCGCGCTCATGCGGGGGATGCCATCATATTGGATCCGAACTGTGAGCTGTTGCCAGGGGAAGAAGTGTTTTTGCGGTTCATTAAAGACAAAACGCCAGGCGTATTGTGTACCTTCAACTATCAGAAAGATGGTCAAGTGCATTGTACTACTGAAGAAGGTAAGGCTATATTTGACTGCGCAGACATATACAGAATTTACGCAGTTATTGCGGTAGCCCGTAACGGACACATAAAAAATAAACGATGATCGACATTGATCCTTGTCGATATGTTTACATTGAGATAGTATTGCTCAGCGAGGGAAAGAAATGCCCCCGGTAAACTGCAAATTTACCGAGGGAGTTTGAAAGGTCAGTGCTTCGGCTTTGAACTTGAAAACATAAGTTTGGCGGCTTACGCATTTCAGCACCGAGCAAAAGCAGTTAACGATTGAGTTATAATGACACTTCAAAATCTACCAAAAGGTAGGCCCGTGCAAGGCAAGTGTCATTGTAGCCCAATCATGAATAAAAACAACATTAGTGTTTTTGTGCATACGTACATTTGTACATTTGTACAAATTCAAACTGATTGGGGCTTGAATGAGCTATTCCAGAACTATGGGGCTGGATCTGACCAGCGCACTTGATGCGTTAAGTCATATCAGCGCTAACATCGATTATAAAGACTGGTCGAACATCGGCCGGGCGCTTGCTTCAGAATTTGGCGACGATGCCAGAGACGGCTTTGAAAGCTGGTCTGAAGGGGGCGATTCGTACAACTCCCGTGAATTCAATGCGCAGTGGAATTCCTTTAAGCGCACCAAGAAAGTTAATATTTCAACGCTGATTTACCACGCGAAGCAAGCGGGCTGGTCGCCTGAAAAATCAGAACCCCTGTCTGACATTGAAAAGCAGCGCCTGAAGAATGAACGGGCTGAACGCCGTAAAGTGCGTGAGCAAAAAGCAGAACGCGCAGCGCACCGCAAGAACCGCCGTTCAGCGGCGTTTTACAGCAGCCTGCCGGCACTGGCAAAGCACAAGAACCCATCACCGTATCAGGTGGATAAGCACTTAGAAGATGCGCAGCGCTTCAGTGAATTCAAAGAGTACCATTCAACTAACGGCCGCCGTAAAAAGCACCTGCTGGTTATCCCGCTAAGGGATATCGAAGGCAACTGGCGCGGGGCTGAATTGATACACGCCTGGCGTAAGACCCGAAACCAGAAAACGGGCAAATTACGCCACTTCAGACGGACAATGACAGGAACCGAGCCAGCGCTCGGTTTTCACGTTTTCCCGAACCATGACGCCCTGAAAACAGCGAAGCGGGTTTTTATTACGGAAGGCTGGGCCGATGGCGTATGGGCGCATAAGGCCAGCGGCGAAGTAACCGCTTATGTGATCGGTAGTCATAATGTCCCGACGATAGCCGGCATCATCCAGCAGGCTTACCCTGACTGCCAGGTGATCACTGCGGCCGATAATGACAAAGCCGGTAAAGCGGCCACAACCGCCCACGGCGGTTACTGGACAATGCCACTGGCACAAAATGACTGGTCAGACGTAGCGGCACAGGAAGGGGCTGATTCACTGAAAGCCCAGCTGCTGAATATCCGTGGCTTTCAGAAATGCCTGGTTAACGAGCGTTATCTGGGCAACGCCACTGGCGCCAAAATTCGCCCGGGCCTGAATCTGGTGAAGTCAGCCAAAGAAACCGGCAAATCTAGCTGGATCATCGAGTTTATGAACAACAACCTGAACCTGTCGGTTCTGGTTATCAGCTACCGTAAGAACCTGGTTAATCAGCTGGCACAAAAAGCCGGCGTCGATTACTACGAAGATTTAATTAACGTTGACCGCTTCGGCAACTTCAGCAACGTTGAGCTGAGAAAATCCAGCCGCCTGGCGATTTCTCCGGACAGCCTTTACAAGCTGATCGAAAAAGGCACCGTGCGCCCTTATGACGTGGTTTTTGTCGATGAATGCGATCAAACGCTGATGCACTATGACGCTGACACGATGAAGAACAAAGAAAAGAACTTTGGCGTTATGTCATGGCTGCTGAAGCACAGCCAGTACCAGGTGCTGGCCGATGCGGATTTAAGCGATCTGACCATTGAATACTGCAATGACATTGGCCTGAACCGTGGCCAGTTCATCATTAACGAGTTCAAGCCGCGCCAGGGCTCAGATATGTTCCTGTACCACCACAACATGCACTTACGGGATGCGTTGTTACGGCGGGCCGCTGTTGAGCCAATTTTCTACTGCAGCAACTCAAAAGAACGGGTGTTAGAGGTTGAACGCTTATTACAGGCCGCTGGTATCAATGAAACCAAAATACAGGCGATACACTCGGGCAACTCCGGTACCGCTGAAATTCAGCAGTTTATTGTTGATATCAACAACCAGGTAAACCGTCTGCATGTGCTGCTGGCCAGTCCGTCGATGGGTACCGGCGTTTCTATCGATGAAGGCCACCCATTCAAAGCGGTATTTGCTGAGTTCAGCCACCGCACCGGCACCGCTGAGCAAGCGCATCAGCAAATGGCCCGTACCCGGGCTGTGACTGAATACCATGTTTTTGTTGATCCGACCTTCCACAACTTTGAAACGAACCCGGACGAACTGCGCCGCGTGATGCTCGATAAACCCGAGCTGGACAGCGAACACCTATTCACCTTCGATATTCACCAGGGCGAAATGGTGGCCAGAAACCCAGAGTTTGAAGCCCTGCACTGCCGGATCCGCGCCTTCCGTAACCTGAACCGCAATTGCTTTGCTGAGCGCTTTATCCAGCAGGCCGAAGCGGAAGGCTACGCCATTCAGAAAGTAGCTTTTAACGAAGATGCGGCTGAAGTGCTGAAGGATAAAACAGACCTGATCCGCGAAGAACTGACGGCAGAACTGCGCGAACGCATCTACGACGATGAACAGCACCCGATCCTGAGCGACGATGATTTCAAAGCGGCCGAACTGGGCAGCATCAGCGTCAGCGAAGAAAGCCGACTGAAAACGAAGGTGATGAAAAGCCTGGCGCTGGCTGACTATCTGCGGTACCCGAGCCTGGTTAAACCTGAAGTTATACATGACATGGTAAAACGCCTGGCATTTATGGAAGCCACTGAAGGCTATGTTAACGGCATCAAAAAGCTGTCTGTTATCGCTCAGCCGGAAAACGTGGCCATCCTGCGCGACATTGAAGATCGGAAGTTCGCGGAATCCCGCGCCGGCCTGAAACACTTTACCGCCCAGCGCCGGCATGAACTGCGCTTTTTGAAAGCGGTAGGCATTGACGAAAACCTGAACTTTAACGGCAAGGTGTGGCAGAGCAAAGAAGTGGCCAATGCCATGCGCCAGTACCTGAAGAAGCACAAGGACGAAATACAGGCGTATTCAGGTTCCACTATCACAGCCAAAACACTGAAAGACCCTATCAGATGGTTCTGCGACCACCTGAAGGCCATGAACGTGCCGCTGGTGGCCTTCCAGCGCCGTGTGAGCGGCAAACAGGTATGGTTCAGAACTGTGGATGAACAGCAGTGGAAAATGGTTACGCGCCTGGTTAAATCCCGTGTACGCGGCCTGACTGCCTACTACGCCGAAAAAGGTGAAGAACTGGGCAAAATCACTGTGCAAAAACCTGTGGTTCAGCAGGTCGAAACCGTCACAGAAACTGTCACACAGAACGCGCTTGTTTATAATAATACTGACGGTTCCCATGTGACAGCTAAATCGCCCGCTAACCTATACGTGGCGAGGCTTAAAGCTGATCCTGAAGGACAGGGGAAAACAACGATCCCCCCGGCTGAATTGAACAACAACGATCTGGCTGTTTCACCGTTTGAAAAATTCATTGATTCTGTCAGCGAACCGTCAAGCACTCAGCGGGAACGGTTAAAGCTGGCTGAAGTGTTCCCAGCGGCCCACAAAGCGAAATACAACGCCGGGCTAATGTCAGACAAGGATCTACGCAGTTGGATTGAATATGGCGCTTCTGGCGCGTTCAGAACGGCAGTGTTTAACGTGGCCAGTGCAGTTAAGCATCTAATGCCAGGCTGCAGCAATTTGGTTGATGAAGTTATGGGCCGGTTTACGGCAGAACATGCCAGGGAATTTTGTAAGGGGGCGTTATCGGTCAGCGACCTGGTGGCGGTAATAAGGAACGGCTGATGCCGTTCCTTGAACGTGAAACTTAACGGCGTAGTTTATCGAGTAAAGCCACAATGCCAGTAACCTGTTCTTTAAGGCCCAGGTAAAAACCAGCATGGCCGTCACTGGCCGCATCCATAGCGAAAGCCAATGAACCGTCTAAAATATCAGCCTTAGCTTCGATTTCATCCAGTATGGCCAACTTCCTTGATTCAGCCGAAGCAAGTATATCTTGCTCCACTTCCGTTAACATTGCCTGTCCGTGATCTTGGTGTTTTGCGGTGTTACTCATTTTTCTGTCCTTACAGCTAATTATTCAATTAGCCCTTTCTCTTTTAGCCTTTTAACTGCCTGAATCGTTTGGTTCGTCAGGTACGTTAAAATCAGAGCTTCCACGCCAAGCAACGCCCGCTTAACCGGTGTGTAATAGTCGTAAAAGTGATGGCCTTCTAATCCCAGCGCATAGTGCCAGAACCGGAAAAAATCACCAAACACACTAAGGTTATAAGCGATAGATAAAGCGAAAACGGCGATTAACGCTTTTTCTATTTTAAGGGGCCGGTACATTGAATGCGGCACCAGCATTGCAGACACTATGAACCGAAAGCGGATCAGCAGAATCATCAGCAAATCATTCAGGCTGTGGGCAACATAGAACCATGCCCGGTACTCTGACGACTTCAGCGGCTGCAATGCCGGCGTTAACAAAAACATATCAACTGCTTTGGGGATTAGCATCACAATAAGCAGCGCCCCTAGGTTTGCGTTCCTTCTGGCGAGGTAAGCCAAGAAGGCAGTCCATGCAATGAAACTATAATTAATGTATATTTCCACGTCCTATCTAGCACTAAACTTTCTTTTCAGTGCTTTCCTCTTCTTTTTTCGCAGGTACCTGTTGTGGCGCTGGTGGATCTGTCTTATCTCCGCCGCCGCTGCCCATTGCGAAATGTTTGAAATTCAAGGGATTGCCGATAATCATAACTGCTCCTTATCGCAGAATTGAGGAACAGACAATCTACCATTTTTCCCCGCTAAAAAATGTTATTTTTTCTGATAAATTCCTGACAAAGTTCTGAACATGATCAAATAATGTACAGTCGCATTTTTGGCGGCCTGCAGGCCAAAACAATAAAGTATCAGTTGTTATTTTCGGCCTATCAAAATTCACAATTCAGTTACTTCAATAAGAAAGCCGGCTAAGCGCCAGCTTTCTTAATATCGTCTTTGTGTTTGGAAAATTTGGCATAAGCCTTTTGCATGGCATCGGCCATGCTGGCCGCTTTACCTTCCCAGGTGTGCGTTTTTTCGCCCAGCTTCATCAGTACCTTCCAAACCCCATCCCGAACCGGAAGCGCTTTGAATGATGGTTTTACTGGTGCCGGTGTGGCTTCCACCTGTTTAATTTCAACCGCGGGGGCTTGCTCTGGGGCTTCACCATTCAGGGCATCGTCAGCCAGTGCCAGATAGTCCTTTATTGCGCCGCGGCTGCTGCCCAGTTCGCGGGAAATGCGCGACTGAGTGATCACCGCATTATCATCAGCCTTCAGCTGTTCCTTCACCCAGGCATGTATTTTTTCCATTGCTTCACGGCGGGCAATTTCGCTGTGGCCATCCAGCTTTTTGATACCGGCCAAACGGGAAACCGCTTTTTCAGGTGCCGGCGCGGCTTCTTCGTCGTACTCGATATGGAATTTTTTATAGCCAATCTGGGTGTCAGTATCTTCATGGCCCAGCATTTCCTGCCAGAACAAATCCTCTGACCGTTTGGTTTTCTTGCGCCACTCTGCATAGTGCAAATCATGCACGGCCCGCGCCCATATATCGCGGCTGTCTTTGAACACAAACGACTGATCACCCAGCACCCGCTTGGCCAAGCGGTTAAGGTTCCCAGCACAGCGGCTGTTTATCCTGGCGTTGCGCGTCACTTCCGGCAGTGAATCAAATTCGGCCAGTTCCTGTATTTCAGGCATGGCCCGCAGCTCTGCCCAGGCATCGACCACCAGCTTGGCGTCAACCAGTGTGTAAATGGTGGCCGCGTCTGAGTAGTCAGCGCCGCCGCGTTTTTTGGCTTGGCCAGTAAACTTCACCTGGTGATCTGATACCCGTTCAATTTCGCCCTGGTACAGCACTTCAATCTGACGGCGGCCAGTGGCCAGAGCCAACCCAAGCGCCAGCTGGTTATAATTAAAAACAGATTCACCGCCGCTGACGCGGCTTTTTTTGGTCAGCAGGTCGTAAATGGTCGAGATCAGCCAGTTGTAGCTGATAGTCACCTGGGTACTGATTTTCTGGTACCGCTTTTCGGCCTGCTCATCTTCCAGATTTTCTTTTGTGGCACTTGGCATGGTCAGGTGGCGCATTATTTCGTGGTCAAGCTTCATCGCTTTGATATCGGCATGGGCTGCATCGTCGCCGGCTTTCTTCGCTCTGTTCAGGATGGCTGCCCAGGCTTCCCGTAACGGCGTAATTGATTTACCCAGCAACGCCTGCAGGTCGTCAGCATATTCTGGGTAACGTGCTGCCAGTGTGGCCACCTGCTTATCTAAGCTGTGGTGAACCCAGTTCTGTTCTGTGACAGCCCGGCGCAACTGTGTCAGGTACTTGCGGTACGTGGAAGGGGCTATTTTGTCAGTTTCCTTACGGCGTTTATCGTCGTGCAGCTGGTTCTTTATCTTCTCTGCCAGGCGGGTAATGGCTTTCGTTTTCTCTGACCGGGATAGGGATTCATCACCATCTATCACCTTAACGCCGTCAATTAAATCCTTGGTTATCTGGTGCAGGTCAACTTTACTGCTGCGTTTTGCTGTGTCTGTCATGGCCGTATTCCTTATTTATTTATACATATCTGAGCAACTAAGCACTAACTGTACATTATATAATCGTACATAGCAAGGCATTATATACACGTGTACACAGCTAAGCAATACCGCAATACATAACACACCGCCCCAGCCTAGCTATGTATACACAATGGTGCTAATGCT